CTTTCACGGCCTAAAGCCACGGCGGCCGTGAACCGCTGCCCCGTCCTCCGTCAGGGGTGAGAGCCTTCGGGCGGGGCAGCCCTTTTTATGCAATGTGCATTATTGTGACGCGCATCATTTCGGAGGCAGCACCGGCTCGCTCTCACGCACCCACCCCATCAGAATCGAGAACTGCCCGTGATAGCAGTCGCCGAGATCGTCCAGAACGATCCAGCCCGCCTTGCGGTAGCCGTCGATCTGGTGGTGGCGGACATAGGCGAGGATTCGGCAACGGCTCACGCGGCCCTCAGTTCCTGATACTGCGCAATCATCGCATCAAGGCGGCGGTGCAGATCGTGGACCGTCCCATCATTTATGATCGTGTAGCTTGCCGGCAGCAGACGCTGATTTGATTCCGACACATGCGCCGCGGCAACGGCCGCGACTCGCCGCTCGATCCGAACCACAATTCCCCCCTCTGCATCGATCGCCACGTTTTCGTTCGGAAACCGGCAATCGTCGACCGTGACATCGCCGGCGGGCAGGGCCGCTTTCCAAGCCCGCACCCACAGGTCCGGGCCGATCAGATCGCGCCCCCATTCGGTGCCGAGCGTCTGCATGGCCCAGCGCGGCGTCTTGCCACAGAGAAGACCGGAAGGGCACTCTTTGCGGCGCCCTTCGATCTCGTCAGGCGTGAGCCCGAGCGCCGCAAGCATGGCCTTGAGCGGCCCCGCAAAGCGCACGCGCGCAAAGCCGTGGGCCTCGACCAGATGACGGGCTGCGGTGGATTTCCCCGCGCCGATGGGACCGGTGAACGCGATAATGCGGCGACATCGCAGATACGGGGCATCGGCTCGTGTCACGGTTTACTCTCCACAGCCCGCAGATTCGACTTTTTCCCCTTCGCTGCATCCGGCACCGCGCCGGTCTGAAGCCACTGGTAAACAAGGTCTAGATTGCCGACGAGAATGCAGCCATCGATCTCGGCGGACGATGACCCCCATGTTTCCAGCACGAAGCACCGCATCTCCTGTTTGGGCGTCCTGGCGAAGGGGTAGCGATCCTCGGCCATAGCCGTCTGCGGCTCGGCCGGGTTTTGCTTGATGCGCGATTCGATCTCCTCGCCGATCTTGCGCGCCAGAAAGTGCAGGCTCGCATCGTCCGTTTCGGATTGCTCCGGCCCGCTCATTGCGCGAACTCCAGCGTTTGATAGTAGAAGTGGTGCAGGAAGCCGAGCGGGAAACCGCCATGGTATTTCTTCATGCCCCAAGCCCATAGCGCCCGCCCGCTGCGGCCGTTGCCATCGGTAAAGGGATGGAGCCTCTCGTACCGGAGATGGGCTTCGTGAGGATGGAGCCCATAGGCGACATCCTGCAGGAGCGGCCACAAGACTTTCTCGATACCGGGGCCGCCGGGCGGTGCGACATAGCTGCCAACGCGCACGTCGAGGCCGCGCGCACGGCGCAACACGGCGCCGGGCTGGTTGACCGCGACGAAGCGCTCGATGTCATCGACGCGCGGACAGTCGACATCCAGGAAATGCAGGAAGGCTGCGACCTCGGCCTCGGTGGGATCACGCAGAATCCCCTCGATACGGTTGCTCTCGCGGACGAAGTCGGCGGGAGTCATATTGATCATCTGTGTTTCTCCGCATCGAGAATGGCAACGCGAACCCGACTGATCTCCCCGAATTTTGCATGATAGGTGATGGTCTGGACAGATCGCCCGGATAGGTAGCCGGCGCCGTAGTGCCAAGCGTCCTGGGGGATCGGTGCTTGGTGGGATTCGGCGATCACGCCATTGCCCTCGGTCGCGATCTTGCTTTGGTGATGGATGTGGAATCCATGCACATAGCGAAACCGCGTCTTGCCCCAGTCCTCGGCCCGCCGGTGCGCCATGATGCTCGCCATCTGTGCGAGCTTGACAGTATGGCCGTGGGTGGCGCCGAGCATGACGTGTCCGAACCGGTGCCACCAGAACAGGGAGGCATCGAGGTCGACCGTGATGCGGGGCTCGTTTCGGTAATACGCGGACAGGAAATAGGATATTCCGACCGCGCTGTACGGGTCATGATTGCCGGGGAGGATACGGACGATGACCTTGTTGTGCTTGGCGAGCGCAGCATCGATGGTGCGCACCTTCAAGCGCTGGGCGGCCTCGAGGCCCTTTTGATGGCGGCCATCGGCTTCCAGGATATTGCCCGCCTTGGCTGTGCGATTCTCGTTGGTGTCGGCGTGAAGGAGGTCACCGCCGCCGAGCACCACGCCGACCGCGGATGCCGGCGAGCGCGCGATGGCGTCCTCGATCGCGTGGCCGATGACGCGCTCGGCGATCTTCAAATCCCAGTTCTCGCCGGTCTCACGATTCCAAGTGAGCAGGTTCACATGCCAGTCGTTCGCCGGGATCAGCGTCAGAAGATCGTCGCATTTTTCCGACGGCGGCGCGATCGGCACGGCGCGGCCTTCGTAATCCTTGAAGGCATCCTGCAGCGCGGCGACGATATCGAGGCCGGCGCCATCCCGCGTCTTGACCCACTGGGCGATGATCCGGCCGTCAGGATCGACGAACGCCGAGACGCCCTTGACCAGATGCCCCGCGGGCACGGCGAATTCGTCGCCATGTGCGGGCTTCTGCTGGATCGACTGGCCGCCCTTGGCGTCGGTGGTGACCTGGGAGATGCGAAAGCCCGGCATGATGGGCTTATGGTCGAGCATGAGGCCGCGCTCGGCGGCGCGCTCGACCCGCCGCTGCACGGCTGCCGTCGAGATGCGCAGGGGGCGTGCCGCCTTGGCATATGAACCGTGCTCGGCATAGGCGGCGACGGCCGCGGCGAGTTGATCGTCAGTGAATTGGGGCTTGCCCATGCTGCATTCCGGCAATGGGCGGGCGCGATGCCCAGCCCTTCCTAACGCTGCACTCGATGGCCTTGGTCTGGCGTTGCTTGGTCCGGCGGCGCTTGGCCTCGCACCGCCGGCACAATGTCGCGGCTGACCGGATGAAATAATGCCCGTCCGGCTCGCCGCAGCGATCGCAGGGGCCGATGGTCATGCGGGCTCGCCAAGGAATTCGATGCGGCAAGCGTAGAGAAACTTCGACCCGCCGGGGTGCTTGTGGGTGGCCTCCTCGGCGGTGAGCTTTGCGACTTGCTCGGCGCATGCGGCTACGCTGGGGGCCGCATATTCGTGCCGCTCGGGTGCCTCGCCGGCAATGAGGGAGAGCACGATCAGAAATGCCTGCATCAGATGTACTCCCTAAATAGAAGGATCATGCAGCCGAGGACGACCATCGCACCGATGAACATGGGGAGCCTCCTTGGGTTTGAATGAGTAAGATCACACGGCGGCAAACAACGGCGCATCCCCTCCCGACACATGCGCGATCCTGCGCTCGATGTCGGCGACATATTCGGCTTCGCGCTCGATCAGGACGGCGTCGAAGCCCTCGCGCATGCAGGCCATGCCGGTAGAGCCGCTGCCGGCGAAGGGATCGAGGACGGTGCCGCCGGGCGGGCATATGAGCCGGCACAGATAGGCCATGAGGTCGACCGGCTTGACGGTGGGGTGCTTGGAGCCGAGGCGTTCGGCCTTGTCGGCTTTGGCGGTGTAGAAGAAGCGGGCGGCGGAGCCGGTGTCGCCCAATCCGTGCCCCCCCGTGGGCTTCCCACCACAAAACATGCTGTTTTTGTAGCCATCCCCACCAGAACTTATGCTCTCAGGAAACCCCGCCACCACTTCCTCACTGCCGTCCGTTAGCACGTTGGCGGGCCAGCGGCCGAGCGCATGCTGTTGCGTCGCCCCGCGCGGTTCACGATCATGATATGGACGATGGTTTTCGCCACCGTATGAAAGAGGCTTGTTGCCGGAACCATGCAACTGTTCATCGGTGGCAACCCGGCACCCATCGATATTCAGCGCCCCGGTCCCGTGCGCCAACACATTCTGGGCCACCGTGCCTATGAGGGGCTTGCGTGCGAGGACGATGGGCTCATGGGCTGGCTTTAGCGCGGTGCCGAAGCCTGCCCATTTGCGGGCGGCTTCGGTGGCGGGTCGAGTCACCCAATGGCCATCTGCGTTCGGATCGTCTCGCCATGGCCTCGCATAATCTGGACTCGTTTCATTCTCGCGACCTGGATTATGACGAATTCCCAATTCAACCTTCGTTCCAATTCTTTCGCGCTTCGCCCCCGCCGCCTTGTCGATCGCCTTACTCACATCCAGCGACTTCGGGAATCCGCTCCCATAAAGCCACATGATCTGATCACGTATCTCGAATCCCGCATCCTCGATGGCGCATGCCAAACGGTGATATGTACGGGAGCCTCCGAATGCGAGCAAATGGCCGCCGGGTTTGAGGACACGGAAGACTTCTTTCCAGAATGGGATTCCAGGTACGCCATGATCCCAATTCTTTCCCATGAACGACAAACCGTAAGGCGGGTCCGTCACGACGGCATCGACAGAGCCTTCCGCCAGGGTCGGCAGTAATTCCAGGCAATCGCCGTGAAGGATGCGGATCATGATG